TCCGTATTGGTGATGATCTTCAGATCAATCAAGCAACAGGAACTATCAGTGGAAGAGCATTTTCCAAGAGTTTGTTCTCAGAAATAACACCCTTTATCTTAGCACTCAGTTAAATGGCACAATTAGCACTTAATAGATTTCAAACTGAAACTGCAATTTTGACAACCAATGATCAAACAATTTACACTGCACCAGCAGGGTATACTGGTATTATTTTGTATGCTCATATTACAAATTACGGTTCATCAGCAACCACTCTCACTTGCAAACATGTAAGGTCTGGAACAGAAACTGAAATTATTAATGAAGCTAATGTTCCTGTAAATGATGCATATATTCCTTTGGATGGAAAGTTAGTTTTAGAAACAAACGATTCATTCAAAGCAAGTGCTGGTGCAAATACGACACTTAAAATTCTTCTTTCAGTTTTGGAGACAGCAAACTAATGCCTAGACTTTTAAGTTCAGTAAATGGTTCAAGTCAAGTTGGCATATCAAGTGATGGAACTAGTTTGGGAAATATGACTAGATTAAACTATGAAAGTAATAGAGTTCAACTAGACACATCAACAGGTGTAGCAACCGTTTTTAGTGATCCACTTACTATAATTGGACTATGAAAACCTTTAAGCAATTTCAAGAGTCTTGGAGTAATAAATATAAAAAGAGTATTGACTGCTCAAATCCGAAAGGATTCTCACAAAAGGCACATTGTGCCGGTCGCAAAAAAAGAGAAAAATGAGCAACCCTCGTATCCCAAGAAAACCTGGTCAACCAGCAAATTCCAAAAAACATTCTGACCTTTATACGGATGAAAATCCAAAAGGTACGATTCATGGACTTGGGTTTAAGGACGTTGCAACTGCTAAAGCATCTGTCTCTAAAATTCGTAATTCTTCTAGATCACATGCTCATAAGATCCAGGCAGCAGTTGCCATGGAGCAGAGAGCAAGAGAAATGGGTAAAACTTCAGAAGCAGCAGTCTATAGAAAGTTTATCAATATGATGAAAAAGAAGACTAAGAAGATGAATGAGGAAAAGAATGTTCATGGTGAAGTAGAAGTTCCTCATGGTAATGTCAAAAAACTTGCCAAGAAAGCATCTAAGAGAGTCGATAGTGATGTAGATGGTGATGTGGATCATAATGATCCTAAAGCAGGAAAGTTTGGAGAATACCTCCCTGGTGTAGGTAAAAAAAGAATTACTACCACTATGAAAGAAGAAAAGAATGGTCGTTGTCCAGCAGGACAATATTATTGTTACACTGACAAAAAGTGTAAACCAATTCCTGCAGGGTTCAAATCTGTTGGACGTGCTGGTATGCTCCGTAAGGAAAATGGTCATTCAGTTGATGAACCAAAGAATGGAAACGGTAATGGTAATGGGAACGGTAATGGTAATGGTAATGGTGGCAACGGAATGAGTGAAGAAAGTCTTCGTGACTGGTTTGGTAAATCAAAATCTAAAGGTGGAAAACCTGGTTGGGTGCAAGTTGTATCAGGAAAACCCTGTGCAAGGCAACCTGGACAGAAGTCAACACCAAAATGTGTTTCCTCTGCAAAGAGAGCAAGTATGAGTAAATCAGAAAGACTCTCAGCACAAAGAAGAAAAAGAGCTGCTGATCCTAATCAACCACAAAAAACAGGAGCAGCAAAACCTACATATGTTTCAACAGATAAACCTAAAATGAAATCAGTAAAAGAAGCAACCGAGTTTGTCACTTTACCTCTCAATATTGAGATTCCAAAAAACATTAGAGATTTCAACTTAGGTTTGATGTTCCGTGAAAGTCTTGATACAAACAGTGGAATGCTGTTTATTTTTGATGAGTCTGCTCAGCAGTCTTTTCATATGACTGAAACAAAAATTCCTCTTGATATTGCTTTTATCACAGAAGAGGGTATCGTTGAAAGTATTAAAGAATTAGAACCATTTGAAGAATCTCCAGTAGCATCTGAAGGAGAAGTACTGTATGCACTGGAAGTAAATCGTGGATGGTTCGCAGAAAATAATGTAGAAGTTGGAGACGAGATTCAAATTGAGGAAGGCAAGAAAGATGCTTGCTACCACAAAGTCAAGTCTCGTTATTCTGTTTGGCCAAGTGCATATGCGTCAGGAGCACTGGTCAAATGCCGTAAAGTCGGTGCAAAAAATTGGGGTAACAAAACCAAGAAAGAAGAGTTTGAACTTGAAGAAAAGAAGGCACAAAAGTGCTGGCCTGGTTACGAAAAGAAAGGCACAAAGATGATGTTTGGTAAGAGATATAATAATTGTGTTAAGAAGGAAGAGATGGAATGTGCTCACACCAAAAAGGGCAAAGAGTGCCCTGTGCATGGTGCTGATGCATGTCCCGATGAAGTCAGTGAAGCAGTAAGAATTCCAGCAAAGACTGGTAATCTTGTTGATACTTATTTCAATTTCAGAGGTAAGTATTTCATGCTGAAGATGTTCTTCCCTCAGGTATCTGTTCCCAAGAGATCTGATGTTCAAGATCAGATCTCAAAAGTTTATCCTGGTGCGAAACTACTATCTTACAAAGTTTCGGAGTATGAACCCGGAGAACCAGTCCTCCATGCAGAAGGGGCAGCATGGACAAAGAAGGAAGGAAAAAACAAATCAGGTGGACTTAACGAAAAAGGACGAAAGTCTTACGAAAGAGAAAATCCAGGATCTGACCTTAAAGCACCAAGCAAGAAGGTTGGAAACCCCCGTAGGGCATCGTTCTGCGCTAGAATGAAAGGAATGAAGAAAAAACTCACTTCTAAGAAAACTGCTAATGACCCCGATAGCAGAATCAATAAATCATTAAGAGCCTGGAACTGTTGATTGAATTATGTCTGATAATGTATATCTTGGCAATCCTAATTTAAAAAAAGCAAATACACAGATTGAATTCACGGAAGAGAATATTCGTGAATTCATGAAGTGCAAGGAAGATCCTGTTTATTTTGCAAACAACTATATTAAGATTGTCTCTCTGGATGAGGGTCTAACTCAGTTTCACCCGTATCACTTTCAAGAGAAGTTGATCAACAACTTCCACAATAACAGATTTAATATCTGCAAGATGCCACGACAGACTGGTAAGTCTACTACTGTGGTGTCTTATCTTTTACATTATGCTGTTTTCAACGACAGTGTAAACATTGGTATTCTGGCAAACAAAGCAGCAACCGCAAGAGAACTTCTTGGAAGATTACAAACTGCATATGAAAACTTGCCCAAATGGATGCAGCAGGGTATTATTGCTTGGAACAAAGGATCTCTGGAGTTAGAAAATGGCAGTAAGATATTGGCAGCTTCTACGTCTGCGAGTGCTGTCCGAGGTATGTCGTTCAACATCCTCTTTCTCGACGAGTTCGCATTCGTCCCGAATCACGTTGCTGACTCGTTCTTTGCCTCTGTTTATCCTACTATTACTTCTGGTAAAAACACCAAAGTAATTATTGTATCTACTCCACACGGTATGAATCATTTCTACCGCATGTGGCATGATGCTGAGAAACAAAAGAACGAATATATCCCTACAGATGTTCACTGGTCAGAAGTTCCAGGTAGGGATGATAAATGGAAAGAGACTACTATTGCAAACACCTCAGAACAACAGTTCAAGGTTGAGTTTGAATGTGAATTCCTAGGATCAGTTGATACACTGATTGCACCTAGTAAGTTAAGAACTTTCATCTATGACAGTCCTATTCAGAGAAACGCTGGATTAGATGTATATGAACCATCAAAAGAAAAACATGATTATGTAATGACAGTTGATGTTGCGAGAGGTGTTGGTGAAGACTATTCGGCGTTTGTTGTGGTTGACATCACTGAGTTTCCTCATAGAGTCGTTGCAAAATATAGAAATAATGATATTAAACCAATGTTATTTCCAAACATCATATATGAAGTAGCAAAGAGTTATAATAGTGCATTTATTTTGTGTGAGGTAAATGATATTGGAGATCAGGTTGCAAGTATTCTTCAGTATGACCTTGAGTATCAAAACCTGTTGATGTGTTCTATGAGAGGTAGGGCAGGTCAAATTGTTGGACAAGGATTTTCTGGTAAGAAAACACAACTTGGTGTCAAGATGTCCAAGACTGTCAAGAAGGTTGGGTCACTCAATCTAAAGACATTGATTGAGGAAGACAAACTAATCTTTAATGACTATGAGATTATCTCTGAACTAACAACCTTTATCTCAAAACATAACTCATTTGAAGCAGAAGAAGGATGTAATGATGACTTGGCAATGTGTCTTGTCATTTATGCTTGGTTGGTCCAGATGGACTACTTTAAAGAGTTGACTGATCAAGATGTTAGAAAGAGATTATATGAGGAGCAGAAAAATCAAATTGAACAAGACATGGCACCATTTGGTTTCATGGATGACGGTTTAGGTGGAGATAGTTTCACTGACTCAGAGGGAGACCGTTGGTTCCAGGCAGATGAGTATGGTGATCGTTCGTTTATGTGGGAATATCTATCATAATGGATTTAGATGGTCAAATTAAATTAGGTCATCTTTTACTTCAGGATAGGAAGTGC